CGTCGACCGATCTTCGACAAGCCAAGCGGTGCGCCTCGTGCGCCATTAGGCCCAAGGTGACCGTGCATCCCACATTCGATCCCGCCATGCTCGTCTCCGCATATCACGAACGACTCATCTGCGCCGAGGAAGATGATTTCTTTGTCCAGACCTTCACGATGGCACGCCTCGCGCAGCACATGGTAGTCGTTGTTGTTCGCGCCGTTTCGGATCCAGTCGAGCGACGCTTCGAGATAGAATTCCGCGTTCACAGCGTCATGCTTCCAGTCAGCGTCGTCGATCCATCGCGTCAATGCGTTGTCGTGGTTTGAGTCAACGACGACGGTCAAGCAATCGTCGCGCTTGATGTCTTCGAGGCATTCGACCACTTCCTTGATCTCGGCGCGCACGCACTCCTCGCCGCGTTTCCATTTCTCATACTTGCGTCGAATGTTTTTCGACTCGTGGTGATTGCGCGACTTGAAGTCGAGAATGTCGTGGACGAGTTGCGTGCGAGGACGCAACGTGTCCATGATCCCATTCTCGCCAAATGCGAGCGAGTAGATTTCTTCGTCGATCACGCGGACGTGGAAATCGCCCCAGTTGATCGCTTCGACTTCTGCGTCTTCTATTTCACCGTCGTGGATGTAGATCGCTCCGTTGTCGTCAATGTCGTAGAACGAACCGTCTGTTGATGCGTTCAATTGACGGACGAACCAATCACCATCGTGATCGACCTCGACAATGAGCGCACCGAACGTGTGGTGGAATGAGGCTTTGAAACCTGCTTTCTTTTCGACGTAGTTCAGCATGGTCACTGCGCCCGTCGTATAACCGAACTTGGCGCCGTCGTCCTTCGTGCCTGCGACTGACTGCATAGCGAACTTGGTGTGCGGGAAGATTGCCGACGCAAGGCCTGTGTAGGCCTCGAGCGACGACAGAGGCCGGGTTGCTGTGGGGCTTATGTTGATATGCCCACACCAATGCAGCATAGGTGCGAGTTCGACGCGTTCGTCTGTTAGATAAGGGGTCAGGATCGGATCGTACCAATCGGCCATTCGATCATCTGCAGTCGGGCCTTTGTCGCGTTTCACACCGCGCACATATGCGTTCCGATTGTAGGCGAATGTTCCGACCAAGATCTCGGCGTCGAGATAGTCGGCGTAGGTCATGAGGTTGGTGAAGAATGGGACGTTCGCGTCCGTGTTGTTTTGTGCGGAGGTGATAATGTACCGCTTGAGTTCGCCTTTGGGCGGGAGCGGTCTGACGACGACAGGATCTTCTTTCAGCTTGCCGCCCGAGACAGGTTTGTCAAAATTGAAACCCATGTCTTCCGCTTCGATCAATCGCGACTTGACTGTGCCTCGTGAGACACCCAACTCGCGCGACGTGGCGCGCATGTTGAAACGGTTCTTGATAAATGTCTCTGCCGTCTGCTCAGCAGTCACGTCGATCACTTTTGGCATTCTTCACTCCTAGTTCAGTTCGTTCACATCGTTGACGAAGCGCGAAGCGCTACCCAATGAGAATTTAAGGTTGCTGAACCATTGCTTTGAACCCGAGCCACAACGCTGCCACAATGCCTGCCGTGAGCAATCCGATGATCGTCAGGAAACCTTTTGACTGTGCCGACTTCACCGCAATGCGCCAGTCGCGCAGATGCTGGAAGTCTCGTTGCATTTCGATTGGGTCGTGCGTGTCGATGCCCATTTTGGTTAGGCTGTTGTCGACCGCTTCTTCTATCACGGCTTTCAATTCGCCGCGGGTCAACTGGATTGGTGTGTTGTCGTCCATGTCGCCTCCAGCGAATGAGTGTGTTTGATTCAAAACGAGGCACGCCGAGTAGACGCGCCTCGTCGTTTAAACGAAGTGAGCGCGCCTTATTTCGAAGCAGGCCCTTTGCGGACTGCGCCAGCGTCGGAACCGCCTGCTTTCTTGGCGTCGGTCTGCGCGGCGTCAACTGAGGCTTGTTTGGTCGCCTCAGCGTCAACCTTTTTCTGAATCTTGATCTTCTCGGCCTTGTCAGCGTCGAACAGTTTCAGGACGCCATTTGAGCGCGCGATTTGGCCCGCGTCAGCGTAGCCGAAGAATTTGTCGGATTTGCCTTTTGAGACGGCAAAAGTCTCTGTGTTCTTAGCCATGGTTTGGCTCCTTGTTGTCGGGTGGGTTTCGTTTAGTGATCGACGGGCGCCGAAGCGCCCGCCTTAATCACTTAGGCCGGATAGACCGTGGTCGCACGTTTGACCTGGACACCGAGCATCGGGTCGAGGACCTGAGTACCATACAGTGCNTCCAGAGCGACGAAGTTCGTCGCGGTGCCGCCGTCGTACCACATACGCGCACGAACCGACAGGCCCGACACTTCGTCAGTCACAGTCGCCATCTCAGCGCCTTTACCGTCACCGGTCATGGGCAGAGGAGCAAATGCGAGCGCAAAAGCGTTGCGGTGGAACATGAGGTTCCGCAGCGAAGCGGCTTCCTCGATGGCGTTCAGCAGGTTGAACGTCACGACTGCGTTGTCGGCAGTGTTGCGACGAAGTGCTGGGTAGAACGTCAAGCTACCTGCGCCGGCTACAAACGTGGTGTTTGCAGTCAAGGTGTAGACGGTAACGTCGCCAGCGATGGTGAACGTGTCACCGATCTCAACAGTTTCAACCAGAGTGAAAGCATCGACCGCGATGGTCGAGACGTTCGCCTCATAGTCGGAAGCGTTGTCAACGGCGCCGATTGCATCACCGGTAGCAGCCGAGGCTGTGGCGGTCGAAGTCATCGCGGCAACGTCAACGTCTGCGTTCTGAGACGCAAACACTTCAACGCCGAAACGCTGACCCAGTGTACCGTTCAGCAATGCGGCAGTGTTGCCACCTTGGCCGGTAACCTGTGCTTCGTGGAAGATGCCGAGATCCAGGAACGCCGCTTCCATGCCGGAATCGACAAGGTAGTGGATCGCACCTGCGTCCATTGGTACTTCGTTGTTCCGCAGAACTTTACGAGGACCCGTGATGAACGAAGCAGCAGCTGTGCCCGACACGAATGCCTTCGGGCCGACTTTGGCGCCCAAGGTGTGCAGGTCCTGGTCGATCTTGTCGGCCAGAGCGTAAGCAGCAGGCGTGATGTGATCGGTGATGATCTGCTCCGAGGAGTAGGCCAGTTCACGGTCAGTCAACGCGTACTTGACTTCTTGGTGCTCGTTCAGCGTGATAGCGATGTTCTCGCCCACGACGTCTTGAGCAGTCGAACCAGTGCCAGCGACGTGAGTAGCGGACGTGAATTTGGTTGGACGTTTCAGGTTGATGGTGTCGCCTTTGGAATTGCCAGCACCATTGCGTTCCTGCTCTGCGCCACGGTGAACGCGGCCGGCCATGCCCAGTGCTTTGAACAACTGGATGAGAGCCTCTTGAGCGTAGAACTCGGGATTATAGTTACCGAGAGTATTGGACATTGATTATCTCCTAGTCCTTGTTGCGCATGATCGCGCGGTTCAGTTTAACCGCGCAATCGCGCGGCGTGGTTAGGCCGTGATCTGCAACGGTACGCCAGCTTTTGCTGCTGCTTCTTTTGCAGCACCGTATTTCTGGACATCCCGCGCGTCGGAACGACTGATCGTGTGGGCGCCACCGCCCGGACCGTTTCCTCCGCCAGCGCCGCCACCTTGAGGAGCAGGGAACCAATGCGGTGCCTTTTCCTTCATAGTTTCGAGCCACTCGGCTGGCGTCAACGGTGTAACGCCGTCTTTCCCGAATTGGGTCCGACCTTCTTCCTCGGCAATCAGTTTACCGTCTTCACCGACTTTAAAGACAGACATCGCACGCCCGAGAGCGTCTTCGATGGCGGACGGGACAAGACCGTGCTCGACAGCTGCTTGACGGAGTCCGCCTTCAACCTTGAGCTGCTTCACTGTGCCTTGGGACGTTTCGTTCGTCGAGGTCAGGTCAGCGATTGTCTTTTCCAGATTAGCGATCTGTTGCGCGTGGTCGGCTTGGAGCCGTTCCGTGCGACGAGCAATCACTTCGTCCGTTTTGCCTTCTGCGAGAAGTTTTGCCTCCTCGTCGTTTTCAAGCCGCGACATAATGTTCTTGACCGCTTCGGGATCATAGTCGCCCCAGGTCTTTTTCATTTCTGCCAGAGAGTCTTGCAGCGTTTTCTTTTCGCCAAGAATCTCGTCGCGGTTTGCTGCCAGTCCAGAAGTCGCTTCCTTCACGGCGGCGTCGATGAATGCTTTCACCTCAGGGGTGTCAGCGGATAGTGCTGGTGCTTGGTAACCTTCGTCACCAGGTTTCAGGTCGTCGGGCATTATAGTCTCCTTTTTCGGCTCTGCCTAGACCGCCTCTCGAGGCTCTCGAGTTTGTTCGGTCAAGGTGAAGATAGAAGGATTAGGTGGGTAACCGCAAGTGAGTTGTTGCGGGATCTATAAGTCGCTTATATTAAAAATAAGGTACCGGTTGACGAGGTGCTATAAGTCGCTTATACGTTGTGGTACGAAACGAAATCAAACAACGGAGAACGACAATGACAAACGCAACAAAAGACTTCCGCAACGCTGAAATCCTCGACCTGGGCAACGGCATCGAGATCGTATCCTACCCGGCATACGACTACATTCATTCGAACAACGCCGACCAGCCGGTATGTGCTGACAAAGGTGGGCGTCACCTGGGCGAAGCAACCGCCGGCATCGCTGTTGCGTTCCCGTCGCGTAGCCACGGCCTGCTGCACCATCATTTCGGTCTGGGCGTTTACGATGCCGACGACTCGTGGGGCAACAAAGCTGGCGAAGTTTATGCCTACGGAAAAGGCGCGTCGATCACGTCGCACAAACGCGCAAAAGAAACGCTTGCTGCTGCGCACCTCGGCGACACTGTGCTCTACAACGGAACGCGCTACGTGATCGAACGTCGCAGCAACGACAACATTGCGCTCGTCGAAGCGTAAACCTCAACGGGTGGCCTTCGGGTCACCCACCTAACAACTGGAGACTATCATGACTTACTCATACTCACGCGAACGCGACGACGCTCTGGCAATGGAAGCTATGACTGACGGTGAATACCACTCGATGGCTTTGGCTCAATACGCCGACGCTCACGGCTCGGTCGATACAACGTCGGCTTGGATCCTGTCACCTTTCGACAGCTGGGAACGCAACCCGCACTATGTTGGTCCCGCGCAACCGCATCCTGAAGACGACTATGCGGACGCCGATGTTGACGAAGACGCTTGGACGGACGAGCTCGAGTCGCAGCTTTACAGCGAGGAGTTTGGTGCATACGTTCT